GTTAGAAAAAATAGACATGAGGTCTAACAATAATTCAATAAATCAAAAATTTTCAACCTATGTCAACCACCAAAGCCGTTGACATTTAACATAGAATACTAATATGCCTAATTCATTTGTAACCAACCTATATCCAAAGCCTACGCAGGGTACAACTATGGAGAAAATTGTTCTTGATAGTAGCTCAACAGCAGAGGGTAAGACAACTACATATAATTCTTTAACTAAGTACATTGCTCTTGATGTTCAGGATGCAGATGCTTTTGTTCGCTTTGACGGCACAAATGCTAGTCAATCAGGAACAACAGGTCACAGATTATATGCAGGTCGCTCTTATACTTTCAGTAAAACGGCTATGGAAGTGGCTAGTTTTATCAGAGCAGGTTCAACTACATCTAATTTGTACTTAACTGAGTTTACTGACTAATTATGTCTTCAGAACATCTAGCATCTGCCCAAACGGAGTTAAAGGGCGATCTTGGTGCGTCCTGGAATATCTTGGACGGTGCTTCTGCTAACTATACTGATCTAGGAGTAGCTCGTAGATTTGGTGATTCTGCAGCCGCCTACTCATTGCGAGATATTGGTGCAATGAATGGCTCTGTTGTCAGAGTTCGTAGAGAACCAAATGATACTACAGCTGGAATAGATGATGAAGAAAGATTTTCGGCTAATCAAGTACAAAGTGGTGTATTAGAAGATTGGGTAAACGGCAAACTAGAGACTACGCTACCAGCAGATGTAGACACAGCCGCAGCTGCTTATAGTCTTCGTAAGGTAAAAGCTAGTTATGCAAATGATGCAGTTCGTATTCGTAGAAGCTCAGATGATATTGAGGTAAATGTAGCTTTTGATTCAGATGATAAGGTAAGTGCAAGCTCTCCTATTACAGATGGTGGAACAGAGTTGACACCAGACCCAGATGCAGATTTAGGAAGCACAACTGCTACTACCCTTGGAGATTTTTTAACTGAAGATATTAATATATTTACTGATTCAAGCAGTCAATCTTGGGCAAACATTCGCTCAACAGATAGTTTTGAAACAAGTACAGCTCTAGGTGGCGAAGTAAATTACAGAAAATTTACACCTAATAGTGGAACTGGAACTTCTGCTTTATTTGGTATAACTTCATTCTTTGATGTTTCTGCATCAAGCACATATACAATAAGTGGTCAAGTATATGTTCCTAGTGGACAGACTACTGTCAATGCATTTAAAATTGTAAATGGCACTTCTGGTTCTTCACCTTCCTTGAGTGGTGCAACTAACACAGTACCAGCTACCGACCAATGGGTAGATTTTTCTTTCACTAGTGCAATACCGACTGCTACACAACTTTATATCAATGCTGCAAAAGACCAAAATGCTTTCTTTTCACCCAATGGAAGTGACTTCATTGCATTCAAGGACATAACGGTAACTGCAACAGATAGTGGAGCTACTGTCCACACTTGGTACGACCAAGCTGGGTCAAACGATGCAGTTCAAGCGACTGCTGGTAGTCAACCAAAAATTGCAGAGAATGGGGCATTACTTGATGGCATTAAATTTAATGCAGATGTAAGTGGAAGTAGTCCAGACTTTTTAGAAACAGACTCTAAGCTAGGAGATTCTACAGATTTTTTTGTAACTATAGTTATTGGTGAAGCTCAAGGACAAGATGCATTTGGTGGCATTATAACATCAAGGAGTGCGGCTGATGAAGGTTTTGCTTTTGGGTTAAATGCCTCTGAAAAAGCACAAGCATTTATTTATTCCTCTGGAGGTAATACAAATGATACTTCAGATGAAGTTGTTGGTACTCCTAAAAGATTACTTACTTTAGATAAAGATAGTACAACCATAAATGCAAGTGTTAATTCTTCCCCTGCATTTAATTTTACTAGCAATACTATGGGTTCTGTTACTCAAGATAAGAGTTTCATAGGAGTTGGTGGCAGAACCGATACCACACCAACTACATTAGGATTAAGGGCTAATTTAAATGAGTTAATATTTTACAACTCAGACCAAGCTAATAATAGATTTTTAATTGAGTCTAATATTAATAATCATTATAATCTATATAATGATGAAAACGAGTGGGACGATGCTACAAATACTGAATGGCAAAATAATGTACAAGATGGTACAACAACATTTACGGCAAATGGTAAAGATGGATTTACTATAACTGCCGATGGAGATAATATATGTAGCTTTAAATATAGATTTACATCTCCATCAACTGCTACTAATGACTACTACAAAGTTAGTTTTTTTGTAGATGATCCAAATGGATTATTTGATGATGCTCAACTAAGGTCTACTGCAACTGGTTCTGGTGCTACTGCACAAACGATAACAAATGGATTTAATTCATTATCATTAAGAACTGGAGCTAGTTTTGAATTTATGACTATTAATTTAGATGGTAATGGTTCTACTAAAACAGCTACATTATCTAATTTTAAAATATCTCGCATAGCTCGTGATGGTTTCATAGAAACTTGGTACGACCAAAGTAGTAGTGGTAATAATGCTACACAGACAACAGCTAGTCAACAACCAAAAATTGTAGACAATGGAGGTATTGTTAAAAATGTTAAAGGCTTTCCATCAGTAAAATTTGAATCAGCTAACTTAACAGAATTAGATATTGGTTTATTAATTAGCAACCTTAATTCAGTAAGTGCATATGTAGTAACTCAAAAAGATTCTGGAGATACCAATAGAGTAGCTGGATTTACACAAGGTGTATCTAGCGATAACTCAAGATTTTATTTTCCTTTTTATAGTGGAGGCACTACTCCAAATCTTGGGTATAACGATAGTGCAGCAAAAGTAAGTTTTGGAATTACATTAACTGGAACTTGCAATTTGTATTCAGCATTCTCTGGAGACACAAACATAGAAGCATTTAAGAATGGTTCTAGTGTAGGAACAACAGCTTTGGTAGATCAAGCAGTTACTGCTACAGATAGTAAAATAGGTCAATTATCTAATGGATTTAGGTTTGATGGAGTTATATCTGAAATATTTTTAACAACCCAAAAACTGCAAAGTGATGCAGATACAATAAATACAGAGGTAAAAAGTTATTACAATTTATAATTATGAGCGAAGAAACAGAGGAAATTACAATTAATTACTTAGTATACGAAACACTAGATGATGCTATTGAAAAAGCAGACGCAGAAGGTGCTAGACGAGGTTATGCTTATCATAGGATAGGCACTGGTACTCGTTATGCTACTTACCCACAATTAACTGCCAATGGAAAGTATGCACTTATGGTAAATGGATACGAACTAACAGAGGATGAGGAGTCAGCAATCACAACAACTGTTACATTCCCTACAGAAGAAGAATAACATGGAAGCACTTATTAGTCACCTTAAAATTTGGGGCATAGTAGGAGTAACTCAGTTTACTGTAGCTATGGATGATTTTGGAACAGAAGCACAAATTATAATGCATTTGTCAGCAGCAGTAGCATCATTGTCTATTGCCTGGTGGCATATATTTAGAAGGGGAGACAAATGACAACAGAACTATTAGCAATGCTCGGAGGAGGATTTTCCGGGTTTGTATTTAAGCTTATTGGTACAATGGTGCAAAATCAAGCAGCCATTACCGAAGGACTTATCAAAAAACAAAAAGCATCAGACGAAAGTGCAGATGCTGCAGCAGCTAGGGTAGATGCCTTTGGTGCTTGGACAAGACGGATTATTGTACTTACTGTACTGTTTGGAGTAATTATTGCACCATTTATTTTAGCTCATAGCGAAGAAGGTGTAACAGTAGCAAGTGAATACAGTAAGTGGTGGGGATTAGCTTCAGGAACAACTTATCAAACATTGCACGGATATATTATTCTTCCTGAGATCAAAACTGCAGTAATTAGTATAATTAGTTTTTACTTTGGATCAGCCGCAGTAAGTAAATAATATGAATTGCAAAAATTGTAAATGGATAAAAAGACTGCCAAAATTAAACTCAAAGAACTGCGTGATTCTTTGTCCGAAGTCTTGGACGGAAAGAGTTATGAAAGTGCTGATGAGATTAAAGAACAGTCTCAAGAAGCTATACAACAGGCTAGGTCGGCTAGTAAGCAACTTAAAAAGTCGCTTATTGAAAAAATAAAAGACTTACCTGTTATACAAAAAGTAAGCGAACTAGGTACTGCTGGAAGTGTTGCTGTAAGTACAGCCGCAGTTGCTCAGACAACGGTTGCGATAGATCAAACAGAAGTCTTCGTGGCAAATATCGCAAACGATGTTGTGGAAGAGCGTTTTGAAGTTCCAGGGTTCATCGACACTTTTATTGATTTCCACGAGCTTAATGATTGGGGTCAAGTTGTACTTATAGAAAAGGTTTCCGAGGCACAGGCTTTTGTTGAGTCGGCTTCCGAACAACTACAGACCTCCACTCAATCCTCTGATCCACAGGATTCCAAACCTGTACCTTCTGCTTCTTCACATAATTCTTCCTCCGAAAAATCTTCTCAAAGCGATCAGCCTTCCAATACTGATAAATCACAAGAGTCACAAAAAACAGAGCAAGAATCAAAAGGAGAAAATTCATCTAAAAATAACGGTTCACAAGAAGATAACAAAGGTAAGCAAGAGCAAGCCCAAGAACAAAAAACTGAAGGTAAGACAGAATCTCAAGAAGGCGAATCATCATCGCAGTCTGACACAAATTCAGAACCTGTCAAGTCTAGTATTCCCAAAGTTGAAACACCTTTTATGCCAATGAATGATGACATTAAACCACATTCAAGCATAAGACAAGTATCCCCTGTATCATGATAGAATATATATTCACAAACTACAAAGACGATTTATTAGCAATGTCATTTGCTTATATTGGTATAATATCAATTATTATGATGTTTTTGCCTAAAGACAATTTCATCAAAAAAATATTTAAAGAATTTGCATCAATATTTACATCCTTTTTCAAAAAATGAGTCACGAAGCACAAACACGCCCTTTACTGATAACAGAGCCTGAATACGATTGGGACGACAGTATAACATCAACAGTAACAAACTTAAACTATTTCTTTGTTCCATCTTTACCTGAATGGGCATATAGTGAATACGATGGATTAATATATGAAGGAGTCACATATGAGTGGGCTGAAGTAGATTATAGACTTTCGGTAGATTATAGTGGAGTTCCTGAACCTTCATTTGTTGGTTTATTTATGGGATTTTGCTTATTAGCTTTAACATTAATTAAAAGAAAATAATATGCCAGAAACAAGTAAACCAAGTATATCAGCATCTTTAGTTCCGGTTGGAAGATTAGTTAAAGTAGCTAAACCTTTTGTGCGTAAATTAATTAAAGGATACAAAAGTGAAAAACATTTTATAGATACTGTAGCTAAATCTACTGCAGGAGCAGGAGGAGTAGCTACTGTTACTAATAAGCTAACAAAACAACCAAACGATAAAAAACGAAAGGATAAATAATTATGGCACACGCAGGTAAAGGAAGTTGTGGGGAAAAAAAAGGTGGCAAGAAAACAAGTCGTACAGTAATGCGAGGTAAAATAAAATACTAATGTCTAGGTTAATGTCAGTTGTAGTATTTGGTAAGCCAAAAGGGGCCTGTTGCCCTGCTTGTGCTGCTGAACAAGAAGCAAAGCAAATAGCAAGAAAAACAAGTTATGGCAAAAGGAAAAAAGTCTAACAAAATATGTCCTGCAGGTATAGCATGGGCTAGAAGAACTTTTGATAAGTATCCATCAGCATACGCTAATATGGCTGCTTCAAAATACTGTAAAGACCCTAATTACGCAAAGGGTGCAAAGGGTAAACGCAAAAAGAAAAAATAATTTATTATGGCATTTTTAGAAAAAAGTAGAAGAGAACAAATTCAAGATGCAATCAAAGGCAACCAAGAGTTGACTCGAAAAGCAAATGATATGATTAAGCATAATTCTGTTGATAAGGAGTTTCAGAGATTTCTAATTAAGGATCAAAAAAGACTTGATGAAGAAATTAGAACACTTAGAAAAATGCTTAAAGAAACTGAGTAATGGGCGAGTTAGCAAAATGGAGAAGGCAAAATTGGGTAAGGATTGGTACAGATGGATCAATTAAAGGACCTTGTGGCACATCTAAAAACAAGAAGAATCCGGACAGATGCCTTCCATTGGCTAAAGCTAGAAGTCTATCCAAGGCTGAAAGAGCGTCAACTGCTAAGAAAAAGAAAAGAGCAGGATCAAAAGGAAAACAATTTGTATCAAATACGCCAAAAGCAAAAGTAAGAACTAAAAAGTAAAATGCCCTCAAAAGCAAATGTTCCTAATTTAATTGATGGAAAAACGCTTACAAATGATAAGGGTGTTCTTAAATTAAAATCAGACTCTATTCAAATAAATGGAGTTAGATGTAAAGTTGGTGCAGGAGTAACTATTGCTGATGGTATTACTAGTCCAATATCAAATAATGATTTACAAAATAATTCTTTTAGTATTAATGGCGAAACTAAGGAATTAGGATCAGATGTTGGAACTTTTGGTGATCACTTAAAAGCATTTTGTTTTACATCTGATGCTCGTGATGGTCGACTTAATGTTGGTGGTCAATATTGGATGAATTGGGAAATAATAAGTGATCCACATAATCTTATAGAAATTGAAAATTCAGCATGGTCTCTTCAGGCTATAAATCCAATTAACAACAGAATAAAAATTAAACAAACTGGTTTGTATTTATTAGAAATAAATTTTATACATCACGAACCATTAACATCAACAGCTTATATACCACTTAATTATGCAGTAACTATAGGTCCAGCTGACGGAACTCCTTCCAATAATTTGAGTTTTATAAATATACCAGCTCAATATGTAAATCATCAACAAGCGTTTTTAACTCAAAGTGAAGGAATTGATCAGGGACAATTAAGAGGTATTAATGGTAATCACGCATACTCGGATTCTTTTAGAAAAGTTAGGCTATATATAGATGTTCAATATACAAATAATGCATATAATATTGATATAGCTAATGGTCTAGCATCAAATAAAGGAAATGTTTTTTCTTTATCTGCATCGCCACAGGCAAATTCATTTTATCGATGGGAAGGTGTAGGATTAATAGAACTAACAAGATTAGGAGATACATAATATGAGTAAAAAAATTCAACAAATACCAAAGGTAACGGATGGAGTATCAATTAAAAATGATAAAGGTGTTCTTAAATTAAATAAAAACTTTGTTAAAATTAATGATACTCATGTAAAGTTAGGAGATTCCATTACTGTAGGAAATGGTTTATCTTTGCCTATATCTAATAGCGATTTAGCAAATAGCTCTATAACAGTTAACGGAAGTGCCCTTAATTTAGGTGACAGCATTACTGTAGCATCTGCTTTACCAAAATGCCATTTATGGACTGCTAGTCAAGGAAGTGGTTTAAAGATGGATGGATGGCAAAAAATATCAGATCCTGATAATTTAGTTACTATTAGTAGTCAAACTAATAGAACAAACAATAAAATAACTATAAATAATACAGGGCTGTATACTATAGATTTAAATTTTACTATATCTCCTCCTAATGTAAATGGAATATATGATACTTTTGTATGTAGTGCAGTTGGCAGTACAAACACAGTTACCTCGTTAACATATAATGGTATACCACTAAATATACCTGGTAATGATTTTTTATTAAGTCCGGATACTGCCTTGGATACCTTTACAAGAGGTGTAAAATTATACATAGATGTTACCGATGTAACCGGCACAAAGCACATAGGTGAAAATGGCAATAATTTTTCTATGTATTTTAACGAAACTGGAAGTAAATACATGGGTCACATAGAAATTACAAGATTAGGAGACACATAATATGGCAGATAAGAAAAAAATGAAATGCAATGTACCTCGCAGAGAAGTCAAGGGAGGTAAGAAATTTGTTGTAAAAGCTTGCCAGGGAGGTAAGGAAAAAATTGTTAGATTTGGTGATGCCAATATGACAATTAAGAAAAACAGACCTGCTCGCAAAAAAAGCTACTGTGCAAGAAGTGGTGGAATAAAAGGCAAATCTAATAAATTATCTGCAAACTATTGGTCAAGAAGAGCTTGGAATTGCTAAATGGCAAGGTATAATACATATACTAAATTCGATGATAAAATCGTAGATGAACTAGATATTGGATTTGTAGGATTCAACAATAGGTTGCGTCCTGATCAATTACCTTCAGGTATACTGTCAGATAGCCAAAATGGTCGTATGGCTAGAAATGGCGAGTGGCAAACAAGAAAAGGTATTGATAATATCAAAGCTCCGTTTACCACAAATGAAACTGCATTTCAGTTGCCGTTTTTTTTAGTTAATGACAGTACAGGATACACAAGCCAAACATTAAGTGGCAGCAGTATTGTTAGTCAAAAATTAAGAATTACATTAGCTCAAGATTTAACATCTACATTAAGCTTAGATATGCTAGGTGTACTTTTTGTTGATTCTGCAAATATAACAGGAATTTCATTAGCATCTGGTAATCATAAAGTTAAGGTAGTAGCTATTAGTGCAAGTGCAATTACTTTTGAGTTGTATGAATTAACATACACAAGTGGTACACCTGGTGGAACAGTAGATTTAGATAGTGCAAAAACAACAGATGATTTAGTTAACGAAATATATGGTTCTTGTCTTTTTGCCGATCCAAATTCTGATACAGATAGTTATATAATGCTAGTGGCAAACTCTAAGGTTATTGCAGTTAAGGTTGATGACCCAAGTGTTACTTATACTTTAGCTTTTCCTGCTACCGAAAGAGTGTCAGAGCCATGCCATGTTATGCAGGCTTTTAATAAATTGTTTATATTTAGAGATGGTGATACACCACTAGAAAGAGACTTGTCTGCAACTAATATAAATACAAGTCCGGCAATGCAAAATGTAGCAAGTGGTACTTATGCACAACCTGTATTAATTCAAGCTCCGGCTTCAGGATTTTCTATAGCAAATAATAAGGCAACTGTTGATTTAGGTAGCAATCAACACGGATATAAAATTGGTGATACAATTCAAGTTATTGATCCAATACATAGTGGTTTAATTGAAGGAGATGAATACATTGTTAGCCGTGTTATTGATGTTAATGAATTTGAGTTCTTTGTAAACTCACCGGATGTAACTGCATCAAGTAGTGTTAGACCTATTTTTTCTAAACTAGTTTCAGAAGGTTTAGGATATTCGCATATGCCTGCTGCTAAATATGGTGTTTACCATCAAAAAAGAATTGCCGTTCCATATAGATATAAAGTAGAAGCATCTAATGACACATATAGTGATAGAAAAATATTTGATGAAATTCTTATTTCTGATATTTTAGATACAGATACATTTGATCAAATATATGCCAACTTTAGATTTAATGCAGGTACATCTGATTTTAATGTTGGTATGCATTCTTTCTCTGATGATAAGTTAATTGTATTTAACAGAAATAGTATACATTTAGTATCTGGATCACAAAATATTGGTGTAGCTTCTGTTCAACTTTTAACAAATGAAGTTGGATTAGTCGCTAGAGATTCAGTTATTCAGGTGGGAAATCAAATTTTATTTTTATCAGATAATGGTATATATGGAGCAAACTTTTTAGATTTGTATAATCTTAGAGGTAATACAACTCCTTTATCCGAAAGCATTCAAAAAACTATAGATAACATTAACAAAGATGCTATGGAAAATGCCAAAGCAGTTTACTTTGATAATAAATATTATTTGGCAGTTCCTTTAAATAAAAGAGATGCCAATGGAAACTTAAAGGTAGCTACAACCAATAATGCTTTATTAATATATAACTTCCTAAACAAAAGTTGGGAATCAGTAGATACAGTTCACGATATAGATTTATCTAAAAATCCAATTACTGACTTTGAGTTTTCTAATATATTAATAGCTGGTAAAGGTAGTGATAGGGGCATATATGTAGTTAATAGTCAGGGTGGTATACACAAGCTAGAAGTGTTTGAAGATGGTATAGATAGAGTTATTACAGATATTGGAGAAACATCTGAAAGTGAAACAAGAGTTCAGGGATCGGCTACAACTAGAATGTTTACTATGAAAAGCATAGATAGGAAAAAGTTTAATAACTTTGAGCTTCATTTACAGTCAGGAGTTGATAATTCATCAGATGTAGCTATATCAGCAACATCTGAAAATATCGATTCAGAACCTGCTCTTGACTTAAAAACTGCAGAATTTCATCTTGGCAATGTAATAGAACCTGACGAAGATGTATCAGTTAGAGGTCGTATAGGAAACAAAAGAGCCTATGGATTACAGGTTACTTTAGATAGTATTTTAGGTAGACCTAGATTTAGGTCATTAAAAATCGGAGCAACTCAAACAAACAACTCGACAAGCTCTGTAGAATAGTATAAATAAATAATGTATTAATATGGCTATATTAAGTAAAGGACAAACATTTGGTGCAAATGAACAAATTACATCAGGAAAGCTGCACGCTTTAGTGGATAGCTCTACATTTGTATCTGGATCAACCGGAACCTGCGAAACAGGTGGTGGATTAAGCATAGCAAGTAGTGGAAGACTGCAGATAGAAGATGGTCAAATTGACTTCGTAAAACTATCTACAGATATACAACTTAATTCAGGGTTATACGGAATAATGAACAAGGTATATCCTGTTGGTTCTGTTTATATATCAACAGTTAATACAAATCCTGATACTTTATTTTTTGGAGGGAATAATGACACTACTTGGGTTGAATATGCTTCAGGTAGAATGCTATTAGGTTTCGGACAAACAACAGATAGCAGAGGTGTTACTAAAAACTTTGCATCTGCAGGTCATGAAGATGGTGCATATGATCACTTGTTAACAGTTAATGAAATGCCTGTTCACGATCACAATATTTTAACTAACACTAATCCTGAAGTTGAATATTTTGGTGGTGCAGAAACAAATATTCGTGAAATAAGAGATGGCAGTAGAGGTTCAGGTGGTGTAAATACAACAGACTCAACAGAAAACAAAGGTGGAGGTCAAATACACAATAATATGCCTCCATTTATAGTAACATTTATGTTTAAAAGAACAGCTTAGTATGAAGAAATTATTGTTAGAATTTTTTAGACCATTAGATACCTTTATATTTTCATGCCTAGTTAAGCTAGGATTTATTAAATGCATTGATCCAGCGACTGCATTTGCAGTAGGTGGCAATATTTTAGGTGGAATCTTTGGATCAAGATCTGCTCGTAAAGCAGCTAGACAAAGACAAAGATCAATACAAGAAGCATTTGGTGCTTTTAGAGATCCAACTGAAATACTAGGGGAAGCCTATGGTCAAAGTGGCATATACGGTGATGATACTATGTTTGGCATACTTGGTGCTGAAAGTAAGTTTATACCTGAATTTCAAAAATTACAAGAACTCAGGGGTTTCGGTGCAGCTGACATTGTTTCTACAATAAGAGATCAAACTAAGTTAGATCAACTAGGTTTCTTAGGTCAAAACAGTCAACAAATTAGAGATGTTTTGGAAGACCCAAGATTAAGAAATATAGCTGACAAAAAAATGGAACTAGCCGAATCTGCATATGATACTGCTATGAGTCCATTAAGTCCTGATGCAGCAAGAGATGCAACTCAAGCCGCTTTAGCAGGATCAGGTGGTAGAGCTGGTGATGCGGCAAGTTTAGCCAATGCAGCAATGAATAGATCGGCTCAAAAGCAAAAACAAAAAAGTTTTGCTTTAGATGCATTTACAAGTGCAGGACAATCAGCACAAGCCGCTGCAGTTGATCCATATCAGTTTCAGTATGGTATGCCTAGTGTAGAGCAACAAATGATGCAAAGTTTCTTAGGTGGTACTTTAGGACCTCAAGTAACTGATCCAGGCTATGCATATAATTTAGGTTCAGCAGCAGACCAAAGAAAAGCAGATATGATTCTCGCTAAAGGTATGGCAGGAGCACAAGGAACTGCGGCAAGTGGACAAATTATAGGAAATGCAATTGCAGGTGCAGCACAAAGTTTTGGAAATATGTTTAAACCAAATACACCTTCATTTGGCAATTTTGGTAGCTTTGGTAATACTAATGTATTAGGTTCATTATCTAATAATAATAATTATGGATTCAGTATAGGAGCTATGAGACAAGGAGGATTTAATGCAGGAGGCTTCGGTGGACAAGGAGGCTTTGGAATGGGAGGATATACTAATTAATTATGCTTAAAGGATCAACACCATTACAACCTGCTTTTCAAAGCTTAGATTTTAGCCCTGCTGAAAGAGCAGGTGCTTTAGAGCAACAAGCTATTGTAGATATGAGCAATAGTATTAATAAAGCAGTAAATACTGTTTTAACTAAAAAACAAGAAAAGGATGATCAGGAAATGCGTATGCAAGCACTTGCTCCAATGTTAGCACAAAGTGGCATGGCAGGAGAGCCTGGTTCTTCTACATTTAATTCAACGCTAAAAGCTTTGTCTAAGGATGCTGATTTAATGGGTCAGTTTAAAAACTTTCAAGCATTCCAAACCAACAGAATAACGGCACAAGCAAATCAAGCGAAAGCAAATGCTGATTTAATTGAAGCTGAAGCAAAGGCTAATGAAGGAGTTGCACCTGTTATAGGCGAAGGATTTGAAAACTCAAAAGAATACTTTATTCCTTTTGATAGATTGTCTGAAGAAGACAAAAAGAATCCTTTGTACGAAAAACAAGGTGGTAGAGTTGTTATAGGAGGTCAGATACAAACATCAGGTGGAGCTTTAAAAGTAAATGGAAAATTAGTTCCTGAAGGATCAGCAGGTTATTATGATGATCAGGGTAACTTTAATGTATTACCTAATGATTCTCAAGTATTTATGCCTGGTAGCGTTAGTGTAAGACAAACAAAAGCACTTGAAGCTGAAGGGGAAATCAAAGAAAACCAAAATTCAATTCGATCTCTTGAAAAATATTTAGATGTTCGTGAAGAAGGTCCTTCAGGACTAGATTTATTGTATAATCAAATAACAGGTAACATTGCAAATTTATTAGGTATGACATTAACTCCTGATCAAATAAATGTAAAAACTGCAAAGGCTTTATTTGAACAACTAAAAGGTCAGAACAGAAAAGCTGTTCTCGGTCCAGGGGTTATGACAGAACAAGATGCAATAAGACTTGAAAAAGCTTTAGGTGACTTTGGAGCAACAAGTAACATAGAAGTTGTTAGAGACGCTATTAAAGAAATACTTCAAGGAAAGTACGCAGCAGAAAAAAGTGCAATTACTAGATATAATTCTTTAAGAAGGTATCCAGGGGTACACGATATATTTAGTATAGATTATATTCCATTGAAAGAATCTACACCTTCATCAACGGACTCTTCAAAAAACGAAAAGGTTGATTATAAATATGATCCAACCACAAAAAGTCTTATTCCAGTAAAATAATGAGTATAGTTATTCAGCTGCCTAATGGAAAAAATGTATCTTTTCCTGATGGTACATCACAGGAACAAATTGAAGATGCCTTATCTAAATCAGGCATTAATTCAATGTATTCTAATGAACAAAAGATTGATGCAATGCAAAGAATTGCAACTGCAGATTTTTCAGGTATTCAGGTAGATGAAAGTATTCCTGAATTTTTGGAAAATGTAAGACCATCTGATATAGGACCTTATCCTACATATGGGGCGACTCCACCTTCATTGAGAAAAAATCCTGAATATTCATTAGAAAAAACAAGGCTTCAGGAGGAACAAGTTCTCAATGATTTCAGTATTGTTACAGGGTTACCCAAAAAAGACATTGATTTAACTTCAGGGTTAGGTCCCGGCATAAGATCAAGGCTATCTTTAGATAAAGACCCTGATGATAAATTAGCTATACTAAAAGCAAAATACGGAGATAAAAATGCTATTCAGTTTCCTTATGAAAATAAAATTGGATACGCAGTTAGAGAAAATGGAAAATTTATATTAGTTGATGAAAGGGGTGCTAGTTTTAATGATATATTTGATGGAACTAGAGATATAGCAGTTACATCACTTGAATTAATAGCACCATTTTTAGGTTTAAAGAGAAAAGCTAAAATAATAGAAAAAACTGTAGAAGCAGGTGTAGATGCAGTAAAAGCAGCAAAAACTGCAAAGACAGTAGATGAAGCAGTTGATGCTGGAACTGTATTACAGTTTGTTATGCCAAAGACTGTTTTTAGTGCATCTGCTAAAGCAGGTGGTGCTAGGGCAACAGGAGAGTTTGGTGCAGAGATTGTAGAGGATTTAATGAATCTAGGCGTAGAAGGCACTACTGAAGATATACAGGTATTAAAACCAATAATAGATGGTGCAGTTACATTTGGTACTGATATGGCACTTGGTAAGGGTTTTGAGTTATTTGCTAAAGTTAGCAGAGATCCGTCAAGAACAGGTGCTGATGTTGAGTTTGACGAGTTAGGAAGATCAATCAGAGAGCTATCTGAAAAATATGGAATAGACATACCTCAAACATTTGGTATGACTAAAACAAGAGCCTTCTCAGAGGCAGAGGTAAAGCTTGCTAATAAGGGAGATAAATACTTCCAAGAAAAAAGAGAGTTAACAAGAAATGCACTTTATCAAATAGAAGAAGCTATTAAAACCGGAAATGTTAAACAATTTAAGGAAATTGCTGATGAATGGAGATCAGGCTATGAAGCAATGCTTAAAAAAGCTTCAAAAGATGTTTCGGAACAAAATACATTTTTACAACGATCATTTGATGAATACACGGAAAATGTATTAGATAATCTTTCTTTCTATAATCAAACATTAGAAACATCATCTAATAACATTAGAAATATATTCCAAGATATTACTACTTCAGTTGATTCAAATGTAGATTTATTGTACGATACTGCTAAACAATTCAACGCAAGTGTTCCTGAAGCTACATATCTTGAGTTAGCTGAAACATTACTTGCATCAATGCCTAATGTTCCCAAGTCACAACAAGGGAAAATATTAGCTTCATTTTTGCCTCCTAACGCTAGAAAAATTTTAAACCAATCAGGGCAACTAAAAGGTCAAATACCTACAATGGAACAAGTTGGGTTAATTGATTTTGACGGAAACCAAATACAATATCTTTTAGACTTTGACGACAAGCTAGGTCAAGCAATGCCTACATTGGATTGGAATCAACTTATTGAAATGCGTAAAACGCTAGGCTCTATGTATTCAACTGCAAGTAAAAATAACATAGATAAGAAAACAATAGCTGATGCTATCAAGGGTATAGATGACTTAATGCTAACAAAGTCAGAGCAAGCAGGTGGTGGAGCATTTGAAGCATTACAAGCTGCCAATAGTTTCTTTAGATCGAATAAAGTTCCATTGTTGGAAAACAAACAATTAAATACAATATTGAAGTTAACTCCTGATGGAGAGCATTATGCAAATGATGTAATCCCTGTAATTGATGCCGTGTTTAAAAAGAGCAACACATCAAGGTTTACGGACTTAGATAAACTTGCAAAACTATCAGGTGACCCTGAATTATTCAACCAAAGAGTAAAAGAATATATATCTTCTAGGATAAGAGGTAACTTTACTAGACAGGGTGGAGGCATAAGCTTCCAGGGGTTATCAAATGTAATGAATGATACTGCATTAATGCAAAAGTATTTCAGCAAAGAGGTAGTAAAGGATTTAGATTACCTAAATAAAAATTACAATAAAATGGTGAACTCTTTAGGTAAAACAAATCCTGATGCACTTGTAATAGACGAAGCCCTATTTGACGATTTCTTATCTGTAACAGATCCTAAGGTTAGGTTAGAGCTTAGAAATAAAATTGCACAAGGATTTTCTAACAGAAATAGAATCATAAGAGCCAACAAAAATAAGGTACTAACAGAACTTAGGTCAGATAATCCAAATATAGCATTAAATGAAAATGAAATACTAGATATGATTCCTACGATGAAGAATGCAGATATAGCAGAACTATTCTCATTCTTGCCTGATGATGCAGTAAAGTCCATTCAAATGAAAATGAAATCAAGGTTGATAGATAGAGCTAGATATTATAGTTCTACTACAGGTGGATACGAAGTTGGCAGCAGAAGAATATCTGATGGAAATGTACTTTACAATACATTGAATGATCCAAAGCTTGCAGATAGATGGAAGACTATTTTAACAAAGGAAGATTTGCAGGATTTAAACAATTTAGCTATTATACTTAGAGAGTCAGGCGAGATTGATAAATCTGTACAAGGTGGATTGTTATCTTTTGGAGAACAAGGTGGAGAAACTTTCCGTGATCCTAGATATATTCTTTCAGGCAATAATAGTAGGTTCTATATGGCAGTTCCTTTTGATGCAGTTATCACTAAGTTGCAGGGTATAGCAATGAGAACTCCAGGCTTTAGAAACTTATTGCAAGACAGAGGTGCTAAAGCAGATAAGCTGCTTACAGAGATGATTCCAATGATTTTGGCTTCTGGAGAAGCTACAAATATATTAATCACAGAGATGTCTACCGATCCAGTACTGTCTGCCTATATGCAGGAATATTTGAAGACATCTGATTCTGAAAGAAATGAAGCTTTACTAAGAGCTATCAAAAACTTTAAGCCTCCAACAGAGTAACTAAAAAGGGTAACCCCTATGACGAGAGTTACCCTTTTGTAGATAATGAAAACTATCTTTTATCTATTGAAGAAAAAGATAAGGATTTAAATAGGAGGGGGAGAAATATCAAAAACCCCACCCCATAGGTGTTACCACTCTATGTTACCTTATTCTCTTTCTTCGGAATTGATAATTAACTTTTCTTCGGCAGAACGCAACTTTTGTTTCAAATTATTTATATCTTTATTAAGTTGGTTATTTTGCTTAGTTAGTGTTTCACAAGCAATAGTCATTGCTGATAGTCCTCCTTTTAGTACATCTTCGGCTGAAGTTTTGAACATATCGGTGGTTGGTTTATTTAATACTGCAGTAGTCATAATTATCTGAATCTTCCTATATGGTTAATGAATTTGAATTTACCCATGAGGTCTCTTTCGCCCTCACGGTTTTTAGCTATTTTGTAATCTAATTCGAGGTAGGTAGTTTTGCCATCAAAAACCTTACAGTTATTAATGTCTCCACCCCTTGCCCACATTAGCAGGATTACATCTGCATCATTCTCTATGTCTCCGGAATCCCTAAGGTCATGTATACTTAATCCTGAGTCTCTTTTTGCTCCTTCTCGATTCACTTGTGCCAAGAGTATAATAGGTATATTAAGCTCTATGGCAAGCTGCTTGATAGCGTGAGAAATGAACGAAACTCCGTCATTCTTCGACATTTTTGTATCATATGGTATAAGTTGCAGATAGTCAATGACTAACGCTTCTATGCCATATTTTCTTTTCATTGATCTAGCTTTAGATCGTAGCTCGTCTACATTACGAACATAGTGTTCAGTATATATTGGAGCTTGTTGAATTTTTTCTAAAGAAGAATAAACATTAGATTTATCCTCCTCGGATGCTACTTGATCTCTAAATTTTCTGAGGTTCACGGCACTAGCAGTTTGAGCCATTCTTTTAGTTAACTGCTCCGTAGGCATCTCAAATGAAAATATACCTACAGGCTTGTTATCTTGGACGGCTGCCCTCAGTACAATATTAAGGGCCAACTGAGATTTACCACAAGATGTAGGTGCAGATATAACAAAGACTTCGCCCTTGCCTATGCCTCCTTCATCTAACTTTGCATCTAGGTGTTCTATACCAGTCTGCAATGCAGTAAACTCATATGTGCCATTAGCTTGTGCCTCTAGCTTATCTTTGAGTTCATCTGATGCTTTCTTAATGTCATCTTTGTCATTTTTAGCATCTGTGATCTCTCTCAATGATTTATCTAGTTCTATAGCAACAGAATCAGCCGTAGAACCCCCTAGAAGCGATTCTATGGACGACCTTGATGCTAGGAGTAAGGATCGAGCTTGCGACCTCTCCTTGACGATTTTAGAGGCATTTAAGGACATCATCCCTGTCTGTACTTTTCCCTGGATTTCGTACAAACCATTTATGCCACCTACATCATCTCCGAGATTCTTTCTTCGTATCTTATCCCATACAGTAATCTCATCTATACTCTTGTTATCCTTTGCAAGTTCTTCCATGCATTGGTAGATAATCTTGCATCTAGGATCGTAGAAATCTTCTGAGGTAACTATTTGGGATACTAAGTCAAAGTTATCAGAACCTTCAGTCAGTAGACAGGAAGATACTACCACTTCCTCTGCATCTTGAGCAAATGGTTGTTCTATATTATTTTCTAGCATCTATAACCCTGCTTCTTTTCTGACCTTGGCTACATAGAATACCGAGCAACCGACATCAACGGCTATCTCTTCCTTAGGTTTAGGGGAGTTAATCATATAATCTCTGTCTGCTTGGGTAATTCTCTTTCTCTTTGTTGCTTCAATAATAGAATGAATGTCATCTCCGTACTCACTTATATCTCCTCGGATAATAGCACGACCAACATCCATTCTAGCTTGTTTATAAAATTCCTCACGAATCTTGCCATCAGTATCATCGCAAAACCCTTTTATGTGTGAGTTCTTGTATTTCTCTATGTAATCCATTTTATTAATTTTGAATGTCATCTAGTTCAGCAGGCAATTCTCCTGCATCAATTTTATTAAGTGTCCATAGCCAACAAGCCATATTCCACATTACTGCTCCAAAATGATCTTCTGAAAAATCATTGTCTCTGCATTGCATTAAATGTCTGTAGGCAGCATCACAATATCGAGATAAGGGTATGCCTTTTCTCCAATTGTCTGCACCATACTTAGTCGCTCCATCTTCAAAGCGTCTAGCCATAGCCATAATTGCACAGGTAGGAATCATACTTGGGATTCCTTTTCCCTTCATGGCATCTCGTACTGCCCCTGTATCAAAGGCAGTACGGCTACCACTATCAGGAAGAGTTTTATTTTCTTCCTGGACTTTCATTAGAACGGCACTTCTTCACTTGCAGGTGCAGGTGCTGACTTCGCACCCTCCTTAGGTTGGAACTCGCTGAACTTGCCGTTGAGTCTAGTGTTGCCCTTGGCATCTTTATTGACCCAAACTGCGGCTCTCATTTCCTTACCACCCATATTAGCAGTACCTGTGAATAAAGGCTTGTTAGAGCCTTCGTCTACATCTTGTTTGAATAAAACAAATGTATTAGTATTATCGTATTCTTTTGACATAATTATTTTTGGTTAGAATAAATCTGAATCAGCATTGTTTACTATTGTTTGACCCTTCGGTGCTGACTTTCCGTGGGTATTAGTTGCATCTGCATCTTGCTCGTCATCCAAGGCTAGGAGTCCTGATAATGCATACTTACGGCTATAAGAGGAGCTACTACCTGAAATTTGAGCCTCGGCTTGTCCTTTGACTTGCAATGGCTCTCTTGCAAAAGCAGATACTTGTATCAATTCTTCTGAATCATTATCAACGATTGTAGCAGTAGCCTTGATATAGAATCTATCTCCTATTACTTGAACTTCATCATTTAATAGGATACTTACATCTAGCTCTTCGGATTCTTTTTTGATTCCGTTGAGTATGTCGCTACAATTCCAATACTTGTAGCCACCGAATTTGTTGAGTCTAGTTTTTGGTATAGAGACTCTCTGTTGTAAGGCAGATAGTTTCTGCCTGATATTTAGTTTTTCACTCATATTTATTTTGTGTTAAAAAATTCCTGTACAGTTTTATTCTTTGTTTAGCATTAATGCAAGCATTAATTTCGCTTGTTTTATATTTTAATGTCTTCAATGCAAACTGTTGTTCTTCCTTCTTTAGTCTGCCAAATCTTTTGCATAATTGGGTTACCCCTACAGGGTGCAGCAGGTCAAAGTGGTTACCCTCTATGTAGTCTGCCAACTTCCTTAACGCTTCTACATAGGTTACATTAGCGTTGTTTCCTCCGTATCTTTTCCAGGCATTGTACACTTTGCCCTCCCAAGCATTGGCTTGCCTATGGATGCAACCACGAACCACCCCTGAAGAATGGTCGTGATCTACAACTGCATCCGTCAGACTAATGTCAAATATAGGACACTTCTTGCCCTTGTTGGCATCTCTGAACTCTTTGATCTTAGTCTGAGGTAGGTATTTCATTTACTTCAATAATTTTAATGATCGCACCTTTTTTGGTAAGGCATACACCATCTTTATTAGGCTTGCTACGGCACAGGAAAGATAACGCTTTCTTTTCGTCATTCGCCCATTTAGTTGTCTTGCCCATGTATTCTGACGGCATATCGTAGTGTTTATATTTGATTTCATATCTGTTAGCCATTTAGTCGGTTAAATAAAGTAACGAAAGCTTTGGAACAAGTCGCAGGCACTACTCCGTTTCCGAGGAGTCTGAGAGCGTCCACCCTACAGGTAGCCCCATCAACTGTTCCACCCAATTTGGATTGAGCCTCCACTTCGTCAAAGAATGGTCGTGCATACCTTGTACTTGTTCCCCAAGGTTCGACTTCTTCCTGTCTGTCAAACAAGCTCTTGAGTCTTGTTCCTTCGGAGTCCCCCACAACCCTTGGTTCTTCCCAATCGTATTGGTCTTGGTCTGCTCTTGCGACTGCTTTGCATCTGAATATGCTTGAACCATCATGGGATCGACTTGCTCCCTCAAGTTGCTCGGTAGGTTTCTGCCCTTGCGAGTTGTCGTTGCTTGGCGAACTGCTGCTTCGTAGCTTCTGCTCGGCATATAGTCCATCGTGTTCGGTGTAGCCCAATTCTGCAGGTGTACCATTGCATCTCTCAGTTTTGCTCCGTACTGTGTTCCGTTCTCCCTCTCTGCCTTGAACGAGTTGTTGCTCAAATAAACATTCTTCGCTACTCCCCCCTCCGTGCATCCTGCTACACTCGGAGTTGGATATGCCAAGGATGAAGACACGCTTTCTTTGGTGTGGCAAGCCGACTTCACTCGCTGAGAATATTCCTGCCGTTGCTCTGTAACCCAATTCTTCCAATCTTCTGAGGACATATTTGAGAACTGGTTCTCCGTCTCCTGTTCGTTGGGTGATGATTCCTTCGACATTTTCAAGGAAAACAATTCTAGGTTGGCACTCTCTGATTCCTTCGGCAATGTATGGGAACAAGTGTCTAGGGTCTTCAGTTGCTCTTTTACTTCCTGCAACAGAAAAGGGTTGGCAGGGGAAGCCTCCTGAAAGAATATCCACTTGTCCTCGAAACTTTCTGTATGGGAAGGTTTTAAGGTTCGTGTAAATAGGTGCTTTACTAAGCCACCCTTGTTCAATCTTCTTAGCCAAGTTGAAGATAGCGTAGGCTTCGATCTCAACATAAGCGACTTCTCTGATATTTGGCAGAACTCTTTTGAGTCCGAGTCCGATTCCCTCATAACCTGTACAGAGGGAAAGGTGTGTAAGTTTTTTGGTATTATCCACATTGTTCATTTAATTTTATTATTTTTGTTTTATTTATTGGTACATCATAAAAATATTCTCCTGCTGCAATAGCTCTGTTTGGAACTTCTACGACAGGGGATTGCTTTATGACATCTGAATGTATGCTAACTGCATACTCGTAGTTTGAATCCCAAGCGTGATACACGCAAGGAAAATCTAACTCTAAAAATTTTTTCTTTCGATAGGGTATGTGAATGGTATTGTAAGGAAATCTGCCTCCTGACCAAATGTTCCTTCTTTCGCACTCAACATAGATTGTTCGTCCATCAGGTGCAGTTACAACTAAGTCAACTGCAAACTGATCTAAGTGGTCCTCTACCTTGTAGCCCTTTGAAGCAATGTAACGCTTACTCGCCCTACGGCTTTCAGCATCAACTGCATCAAAGCACTCCTTGTTAAATGGATGATGTTTAGACTTAATCATTTACGCATCCAATCCATCCAATAGAGTTTAGCTAGGTACTTGAATCTCTGTACTCCTTTTTTAATTTGTACTTCGCTCCAATTTTTGTGATAATGGTTTCTGCTTTCTGTACATATACAGACGCTTGTGCATTTTGGCTGATAGTCCAGGGACAAGTCTTTTTGCAACCACTTAGATTCAATAGCCAACTGAGTACAATCTTTTGTTTCGTAGAACTTACCACCTGTACCCTTTGTATCTCTGCACTTGTAGTCAAACAAGTGATACTTGCCATCTACCTTTGCAATGAAATCAACAGACCCTGCTGCCTTATCTCTATTGCAAAAAAGTATCGTTTCACAAGCCACAGGTTTGATGTCTTCATCTAATATGAAATCAATGAAGGGATCAGCCCAAGGATCGAAAGGGGATAAACTAGGCTTTGGATTGCTTTCGTCTATAATGTAATTAATCCTATCTTCTAGTCTTGCATGAACTGCACTACCGAAAGTGGATGACTTAATGGGTAACCCATCTTCAGGGTTAATCCTGTATCCATAACGCATATCCTTTAGCTCTTC